ATGCACAAGCCAGCCCCGTGGCAGCGGCGTTTCTACAGGTCAAAGGCGTGGCAGGACTGCCGAGCGCTCGTCTGGGAGCGCCAGCACGGCCTATGCGCCGACTGCATGGAGCGCGGGGAGTTCACGCCGATAGACGAGGTTCACCATCTGGTCGAGCTGACCGAGTTCAACGTGACAGACCCCAAGGTGAGCCTAGACCCAGCGAGGTGTGTGGGACTCTGCCGCAACTGCCACAACAGGCGGCACGAGAAGGGCTACAAGAAGCAGGACACGCCCACGAGGGTGTGGTTCGACGAGCAGGGGAGACCCATGAGGAAGGGGATAGACCTATGAGCGAAGAGATGGAGCTTGAGGCTTGCTACGACTACATGGAGCTGCACCCAGAGGTCAGGCCAGCCATCGCGACCGTGAGGAAGCCAGTGCTGGACGATGACGGGTTCGTGACGCACTACGAGGCGAGGGAGCTGCTTGTGGCAGTCCACACGCTTCAGGCGGGTCGCAACGGGTGGGTGTGCGAGCTAGAGAGCGGCGAGGTAGTGGTAATCCCGCACGAGGAAGTGAGGTTCGTCGATGGCGAAGAGGACTGAGAGCTACAAGAAGGAGGTCATCAGGCAGTCGGAGGCCTATCAGGCGATGGTCAAGACTGGTCGCTATGACCTCACCGACCCGACCATCGAGTCCACCATCTGCCAGTACGCGTGGCTCGATGACAAGATTGAGGAATGTCGCAGGATTCTGGACACCGAGGGCCTGATGGTCGAGGGCCTTCACGGCAAGGTGCAGAACCCCGCGCAGGGCTCAATCAAGGCGTACATGCAGATGCAGGGCGTGGCGCTCGCGCAGCTGAAGCAGCTCGCCGCGACGGCTCCCGAGAAGGACGATGACCTCGACAAGTTCCTTGGCGGTGGCAGCGATGAGGATTAGGGCCGTCCTGTACCTCTGCGACGGCAAGGCGTGCGGCGAGGGCGCGTACTGCGGGCCGAGGGGCGAGGGCGAGTGCTGGCACACGGCCAGCCCAGAGCACGCGCTGCACCCAGACAGGGACACCAGCGAGTTCATCACGCTGCCAGAGGGCGAGGACACGGCGCTGCTCGTGGAGCCGAGAGATGACTGACACGTACCACGAGTACATGGCGGACGTGCTCGCGGGCGCGTTCGTCACGTCTGGCAAGATTAAGAAGCTGTGCGCCAAGCTGAAGGCTCGCGGTGACACCTACAAGCGGTGGCACTACGACCAAGAGAAGGCCGACAGGGCCATACGGTTCATCGAGGCGTTCTGCTGCCAGACATCCGGCGAGATTGGGCAGAAGCTCAAGCTAGAGCCGTTCCAGAGGTTCATGCTGTCAGCAGTGTTCGGCTGGGTGGACGATAAGGGCAACCGAGAGTTCCAAGAAGTCCTCGTTATCATCGGGCGCAAGAACGGGAAGACCACGCTCGCCGCCGCCATCATGCAGTACCTCATGGTGGCCGATGGCGAGTACGGCCCCCAGATTTACACGATGGCCTGCACGGACAGTCAGGCCGCTCTGTGCTATGGCGGCGCGAAGAAGATGATGAAGCAGTCGCCATCGCTCAAGCGGCGCGAGCGCATGGGGACGGTGCCGGAGCGCAGGCGTCAGGGCATCCTGCACGAGGCCAACGACGGATACATCACGACGCTCACCATGAGCACCGAGCTTGACGGCCTCGACGTTCACGGAGCCGTCTGCGACGAGATAGCCGCGTGGAAGTCGGACGGCCCGTACAACGACGTGAAGCAGGGCATGTCGGCTCGCAAGCAGCCGCTCATGTTCGAGATCACGACGGCGGGCTTCGTGCGCAACTCAATCTACGACACGCAGTACTCGTATGCGTCTAGGTGGCTCGACGGCGAGATTGAGGACGATAGGTTCATCCCGTTCATCTGGGAGCTTGACCGCACCGATGACTGGATGCACGACGAGGCTTGTTGGTACAAGGCCAACCCTGGTCTCGGCACCATCAAGTCCATCGACACGCTCAGGGGCTTCGTGCAGCGAGCCATCAACGAGCCGACCTTCAGGCCGACCGTCCTCACCAAGGACTTCAACGTCCCTCAGAACAGCTCTACCGCTTGGCTCACGTGGGAAGAGTCTGGCAGCGACGAGCGCATAGACTTCTGGAACATGGGCTTCCGCTACTGCATCATCGGATTCGACTACGCGCAGTCGGTCGACCTCGCGGCGGCTCAGGTGCTCTGCATGCGTCCGGAGCGCAACGAGGACGGCAGCGTCAGGCGCGACGATGACGGGGCGGTCGTGTTCGACCCGCACATCTACGAGACGAGCATGTACTGGATACCCGAGGCGAAGTTCGACGCCCAGGAGACCAAGGGAGACAAGGCCACGAAAGACCACGCGCCATACAGGCTGTGGCGAGACCAGGGTCTTCTCAGGGTGGTGCCAGGGAACGCCGTGCCAGTGTCTGTGCTGGCGAACTTCATCAACGAGCTTCGCGACGAGCACGGGCTGTACACATTCGCGATAGGCTACGACCCATGGCACATCCTCGGCGGCGACCGCGAGCTGTTGGAGCAAATGGTCGGTCAGGACAGGTGCGAGCAGGTCATCCAAGGCGCGAAGACGCTCTCAGACCCGATGTACCGAATCCGCGCTGACTACCAGCAGGGGAGGTTCGTGGATGACGCGCATCCCATCAACCGCTGGTGCCGCATGAACGTCATGGCCATCTACGACTCCAACATGAACATCCTTCCCGACAAGAAGGAGGCCAAGGGGGCCAACAAGATTGACGGCTTCATGGCCGAGCTTGACGGCTACATCGCGCTGCTGAAGCACGAGGCTGAGTACAAGTCCCTCATCTCGTGAGCGTGTCCACGAGCGTCGCGAACGCGCTCGCGTCGGCGTCCGAGCGGCACGCCACGAGCACCGAGCCGATGCCCATCGCGGCGCACATGACCTCTGGCAGGCGGGCGGCTTCTATCGTCGAGGCCACCGCCTGCTCGACCCCGCGCATGGTGCGCACGGCCACGAGGTTGCCAGCGGACTCGCATCCCTCGACGAGGCTCGGCAGGACGCGCCTGAGCTCGATGTCGGTGTCAAGCACGTATATCCCATCCACCTTGCTCATGCCTATCTCCGCCATGTCCCGCGCTATGGTGCCGTCCGCGCTCCTGTGTCCCATCGCCTGAAGCTCTTCGGCGAGCTGGCCGTACGACCTGATTTGCCTCTCGCGAACGAGCGTCCTGATGGCATCGCGCCTGCTGTCCTTCTGTACCATGCTCCACTCCATCTACCTGCGGAAACTCCATTTTGGAGCATTATAGGCCATTTTCTCCGCGTTTTGGGCATCAGTTAGGCTTGAATTTTATGAGATACGGTTCCAAAAGCAGGCGTAACTCATAAACTACCTGCGGCTTTGCGATTTTGTGAGAGATTCGGAAGTTTTCTCGGCGTTTTCGTGGGTTGCGAAACGGACATCTCTCTTCGTTCCCTTACACCAGCGAAAGCGGAGACGCGTAACGCGCGCGCCCCGAGCGCGTGAGCGCGGGCGCGGCTACGCTCTTTCGCTGAGTGTAACGGAGAGAAGCTAAAAAAGGCTCATAACTTTAACCACTTCTCCGAAACTCCATAAGAATCTTTGGCGGCATTAGATTGGATACAAACTAATGGTTGACAATTACATAGCAAACGAGTAAATTTGATACGATGGGATTACTGTCTGAGCCTCCGATTTCGGGGGCTTTTTTTATGCCGTTCGGGGGTGGTCACTTGGCGAACGACGGAATCATCTCGAAGGTGCTCGGCAGGTTCCGCAGGCGCTCCGAGGCGAAGGACGCTACTACGGGCTACTTCAGGACGTTCACGGAGTACACCCCCTCGTTCAGGACGTGGCAGGGCGGCGTCTACGAGATGGAGCTGACCCGCTCGTGCATCCACGCCTTCGCAAGCGCGTGCTCGAAGGGCGAGCCGCACATCAAGGGCAACGGAAGGCCGGAGCTGGTCAAGGCGTTCGAGAGCTGGCCAAACCCGTACATGACGTGGCCGCGCTTCCTGTACAGGCTCGCGACCATATACGAGGTCGACTGCACGGCCTTCGTGGTGCCGACCTACGACGAGCGCGGCTACACGAACGGCCTGTTCCCGCTGAAGCCGGAGCTGACCGAGCTTATCGACGTTGACGGCGAGATGTGGGTGCGCTTCACGCTACGCACTGGCGAGCACATGGCGTTCCCTGCCTCCGAGGTGTGCTGCCTATCGAAGTACCAGTACATCAGCGACTACTTCGGCACGGCGAACAGCCTGAGCGCGACCATGAACCTGCTCAACAAGCAGGTGCAGGCCGAGAACACGGCGGTCGAGCTGGGCAACAAGATCAAGTTCATCGGCAAGGTGACTGGTCAGGTCGCTCCCGAAGACCAGAAGCGCAAGCGCGACGAGTTCTACGCGAGGAACTTCACGGACAACGACACCGTCCTGATGACCTACGACTCGACGTTCACCGACATCCAGCAGGTCAAGGCGAGCACGTACACCATCTCGACCGACGAGATGGAGCGCATCGACAAGCACGTGTTCGACTACTTCGGCTGCAACGAGGCAATCCTACAGAACAGCGCCGACGAGGCGAAGTGGGACTCCTACTACGAGGGCAAGGTCGAGACGTTCTTCCTGCACCTCTCGGAAGGCCTCACGCAGTCGTGCTTCTCCAAGCGCATGGTCATCCAGTCGGACGCGCCCAACCGAATCTGGTTCGGCTCCGACCGCCTTCAGTTCGTCAGCGCCGCGACCAAGCGAAACATCGTCCGCGACATGACGAGCTACGGAATCATGACCGTCAACGAGGGCAGGGCGATCCTCGACCTGCCGAGGCTCCCTGGCATGGACGTGTTCATGGTGCGCGGTGAGTTCTTCCAGATGGACATGAGCGGGCGCGTGGTGTTCGCGTCTGGTGGCCGCGAGGGGCTTCCCGTCCCAGACCCGACCGATGACCCCGACTTCGACCTTGGCGGCGATGACCAGATTTACTCCGACGTTGACGCCTATGGCTCCGTCGAGAAGCCAGACATCTAAGGAGGCAGACATGCCCGCCAAGCCACACGAGCGGCAATATAGGTCGCTGCTCACGCCTCTCGCGCCCGTCTCCGTGGGTGCCGAGAAGCGCTTCGACACTGATTACTACGTGGAGGGCTACGCCTCCACGTTCAACGACCCGTACCTGCTCTACGAGTGGGACGGAGTCGAGTACTGGGAGATTATCGACCCCGACGCCTTCCGCGACTGCGACATGAGAGATGTCATCATGCAGTTCAACCACGAGGGGCGCGTCTACGCTCGCATGAGCAACAACACCCTCGTTGTCGAGCCGCAACTTCATGGCCTGTTCGTGGCCGCAGACCTTGGCAGCACGAGCCTTTCCCGCCAGATGTTCGAGGACATCGACACGGGGCTCGTCACCAAGATGAGCTGGGGCTTCATGCCCGACTGGGACAGCATCGAGGACGTTTACGACGAGGAAGCCAAGCGGTTCACGTCGACCATCCACAAGGTCAAGGTCTGCTACGACGTGAGCGCGGTTTCACTTCCCGCAGATCCCAACACAGAGATTAGCGCGCGTTCCTACCTTGACGGAGCGATCAAGAGGATTGAGGCGGAGCGACTTCAAAGCGCGTTGAAGGCCAAGGAAGCCAGTGAGCTTAGACGTAAGCGCATGGAGCTGAGGGCCAAGGCTATGCAACTTCGACAGTAAGGAGAACGAGGATGCTCATTTCCGAGTTCACCCCCATGGGCGCGGTCGAGCTGCGTCGCATGGACGGCGAGGCCTACATGACCCGCCGCGCGGAGGTGCTTGAACTCTCCGCCAACCTGCCCGAGGACGTGACCATCGAGCAGATGGAGTCCATCGACTCCGAGATGAACCTGTACAAGGCCGAGGACGAGCACCGCGCCAACCTCGCGGCACTCAACGCCGAGAAGCGCCAGCTCGTCATCAACGGCGGCGGCTCCACCGTCGAGTCCGTCGCTTCCGCCGCAATCAACGAGAACCAGAACCAGGAGGCACCCACCATGCCCACGCAGCAGGCACGCTCCCTTGGCGCTCACTTCGCAGAGCATGTGAAGCGCGAGGGCCACGCAAAGTCCTTCCACATCGTCGCACCCGCCTATTCCCGCGCCGCAGCCGACGTAAACGTCAGCCCGTCCGGTGCCGCGCTTCAGGCCGCTATCACCACCTATGACACCGACATCGTCGAGGGCGTCCGCGAGTCCATGGGCGTCCTGAACCTGCTTGGCCGCGAGGTCATCACTGGCAACACCCTCACCTTCTTCACCGAGGGCGCTATGGAGGGCACCATCGCCAACTCCATCACCGAGGGCACCGCCAAGTCCAAGGTTCACTTCGCCGACCCGACTCCGACCACCGTCACCCTTGAGAAGGTCGCTGCCTACATCAAGGAGTCCGACGAGCTGATTGATGACTACGGCTTCCTCGCCTCCGCCATCAACGGTCGACTCGTGTACGAGCTGAACCTGAAGCGTCAGGGCAAGGTCATCTCCAACCTGCTCGCCACCTCCGGCATCCAGACCATCGGTGCCACCACCGCCGTGACCCGCACCGCAGTCAAGATTGCCGACGAGGTCGCCAACGCCATCGCTGATGTCATGACCCAGTCTGGCCGTCCCGCCAACGCCATCGTCATGACCCCTGAGATTTGGAAGATTCTGCGCATCGGCAAGAACCAGACCAACGACTACTACGGCGGCGGCTACTTCGAGGCGCTGCACTCCGAGAACATCTGGAACCTGCCCATCGTGCTGTCCAACCAGCTCACCGCCAACCACATCGTCGTTGGCGCGTTCGACACCTGCGCGACCCTCGTCACCAAGGCCGAGGGCGTCACCGTCGAGGCCGTTAACACGGATCAGGATGACTTCATCAAGAACCTCATGACCATCCGCGCCGAGGTTCGCGAGAAGCTGGCCGTGCGTCGCCCCGCTGGCTTCGTCAACATCACCGTGGCGGCTTCGTAATGCTGCGCACGTATCAGTGGCGCGGCGTCTTTTGGAGCTTTGAGGACGGACACGCGCCCGAGGGTGCCGTGCTCGTCGAGGCCGTAGCTCCCGTCACTCCCGAGACGCGCGAGAAGGCTCCCGCCAAGCGCGAGCCGCGTCCCAAGAAGCCCAAGGCCGAGGAAAAGGCAGCGGAATAAGGAAGGTGGTAGTCATGGCTCTATTCGATGACGTGAAGGTAGCTGTCAGGGTGAGCCATGACGCCACCGACTCAGAGGTCGAAGGCCTCATCGCCGCCGCCATGTTCGATATGGCGAACAAGGGCGTGTCCGTCACGTGGCTCGGCACCGACCCCATGGCACCGACGTTCTCCTTCGATGACATCGACGAGGAAGCGCTGCCAGCCATGGCGAAGCGTGCCATCGTCACCTACGCGAAGGCGAACTACGGCTACGACAACGACGAGGCGGAGCGCTTCGAGAAGTCCTACGACTCCATCGTCTGCTCGCTTCTCAACAGCCGCTTCAACGCCGCGTATGAGACGGAGGGCTGATGCGTTGGAACTCCGTAATCCTGCTCCGTGACATCGAGGCGAACATGACCGTCGACGAGGACGGCTGCGAGGTCGAGGGCGAACCCGTCGACACGCAGGTCTTCTGCAACGTCCGCACGGTCGGCTTCGAGACGTGGGCGACGGCGGCGCAGCTCGGGCTCAAGCCTGAGCTTCAGGTCGAGGTTCGCACGGTGGACTACGCTGGTCAGTCTCAGGCGGTCTTCAATGGCCGCGAGTACGACCTAAGCTACTCCACGACGCGCGGGGACAACACCATCCTCACCTACGCCACCCACGCTAGGAACGACAATGGCTAGGAACATCTGGGTCGAGGAAGACGAGTTCGCTTCCGCTCTGTCAGACATCCTCGACGGGATAGTCGACAGCGCAGACGATGCCGTGTTCGACCTCGTCCATGACGCGCTCGTAGAGGGTCGCGACGAGTGGCGCAAGAACGCCAAGGCCTTCGGCTGGAAGTACGGCAAGGCAGTCACCTACCGAACGCTGCGGCAGAAGCACGGCGTGGAGGGCCACATCTTCTCGCGGAAGCCTGGTCTTCCGCACCTCCTTGAGAAGGGCCACGCGAAGATTGGCGGCGGCAGGACAAGGGCGTTTGAGCACGTCAAGCCCGCAGCCAACTACGCCTTCAAGTTCGCGAGAGACCATCTGGGCGAGTACATAGCGAGGGGGCTGCGATGAGCGCGAAGTCAGAGGTTTACGCGGCGCTCGTCGCGACAGGAATCCCTGGTCGGCAGGACGCCTACCCAGTGGGCAAGGCACCGACGCCGCCCTTCTTCGTCTACACGGTCGAGTCCATGGGCGGCTTCGTCGCTGACGGAACCATCTACGCGAGCCTTCCGAGGTTCCACGTCGAGCTGTTCGAGAAGGCTTCCAACGAGGCCGTCGAGACGCTTGTCAGGGAAGCGATTCTCTCGCTCGGATGCGTACCCGACGAGACTGGCGAATGGTCTGAGTCCGAGGTCTGCCACATCGAGCAGTACGACTTCACCTACCACTACAAAGAAGAATAGGAGGCCATCATGGCCGAGCTTTCCAAAGTCCAGTTTGGACTTTCTAGGGCGTATTACTCCGTCCTCACCAACAACACCTACGGCACTCCCGTGGCTCTCCCTGGTGCCGTGAGCCTCACCCTCAACCGCGAGGGCTCCGAGCCTGAGAAGTTCTACGCTGACAACATCACGTACTTCGTGGCTCCCGCAGTCAACTCTGGCTACACTGGCACCCTCACCCTCGCCAAGGTTCCCGCCTCGTTCGGCGTTGACGTTCTCGGCGAGGTCGTGGATGACAACGGCATGCAGGTCGAGATCGCCGACGCCAACCCCAAGTCCTTTGCCCTGCTGTATCAGGTCGAGGGCGACGCAGACCAGAAGCGCTACGTCTTCTTCAACTGCACCGCCCAGCGCTCCACCCCCAGCGCCAACACCAAGTCCGACTCCACCACGCCGGACACCCAAGACCTTGAGTTCACGGCCATCGGCAAGGACTTCACGTTCTCTGGCGAGACCAAGAACATCGTCAAGGGCTCCGCATGCACGTCCGACACCGCCTTCGCTGGCTGGTACTCCGCCGTGCCTGTTCCTACCAAGGTCTAATAGGCAAGGCACGAACACTAACTGAATGAGACGGCCCCGTAGCGCATCCTGTCACTGCGCTGCGGGGCCTCTCGCATATCCAAACACAGACAGGAGTGTTTACCAATGCTTATCAAGTTCAAGAACGCAAGTGGCAAGGGAATCCACAACCCGCTCCGATGGGGCGAGGGCGATGACGTGCATATCGCCGTCTGCTCGATGTACGCGCTCAAGCTCTACGAGCAGGCGTTCATGGAGGAACCCGCGTCCAAGCACCACTCTCTCATCAACGACGTGATGGACACTGGCGAGGACGGTGAGGGAACCTTCTCCGCGCTCGTCGGCATCGACTGGGACGCCGACATGCGAGCCACGTGGGCGATGCTCCGCTCTGCCGACGTGGCGGGGCTCAACAAGGGCGTTGACCCCACTCCCGACTACGCGGAACTCATCGAGTCCCACGCGGCTGACATCATCGACTTCTCCGACCTTCACGAGTGCGTGACCAAGGAGATTGATGCGACCTTTCGTACCCTCTCCGCCCGATTCGCTAAGGCAGCTAGGGAAGCAGCAAGACAAGGACGAGAAGGACGAGAAGGAGAGTAGCGACGAGCCAGACCGCCTGCACTACACGAAGGTGTGGCTGTCAGCACTCAGGATGGGCTACTCCCGACGCGAGCTTTCCGTGATGCCCTACGGGGAGATCATCTTCGACCTCGCCGCGATGAACGACGCGAGGCCGTCCAAACAGGAAGAAGACACTGACGTGACCGTGAGAAAGGCCACGCAGGAAGACATAAGAAGCATGCTTGGGTAGGTGATTCGCATGGCTGAGTACGCAGGCCTTGAGATTCGCATTGGCGGCAACACGACCAAGCTCACCAACGCGCTCAAGGCGTCCACCAAGAGCGCGGCGGAGCTGCAAAGCCGAATCAGGCAGGCGACGCAGGCCATGCAGTTCGACCCGAACAGCCTGCGCAACGTCGACACGCGCGTGAAGCTCACGAGCGACCGCATGCAGAGCCTTCAGTCGAAGGTGCAGATTGCCCGCAAGGCAATGGATCAGCTCGGTGACTCAATCGTCAAGATTGGCGGCAAGGAGAAGTCCGTAAGGGAGGTTGTCGAGCAGACCGAGAACCTTTCGCTCGCCGCGAAGCAGGCCGACCAGAGGTTCGCTGGGCTGACCGACACGCTCGCGAAGATTTACGACGCGTGGAACAAGATGGCCCGCAGCGAGGGCAAGGACTTCGCGCAGAAGGTGTGCGGCATCCAGCCAGACACCGCGCGCCAGCTTATGAGCACGACAACCTCGCTCAGTGCCTTCAAGACCAAGTTGGAGCAGATTAACACCGCTCGCAAGCAGGGTCTTGACGAAAGGCCAATCATCAGCGACGCGGAGCTTGAAAAGCTGACGCGGTTCAAGGAACTCAATTTCCATGACATGTTCAAGCGCGGTTTGGACTTGGACGATGTCATACAGGACGCGAGAGACCTTGGCATCGTCATCGAGGACTCCGCAATCTCGAACGTCCGCAAGCTACAGGAGTCGTTCAGGGACGCGCAGCAGGAGAAGAAGGCCTTCGATGACGCGCTGAAGTACGACCAGCTCGGCACCGACATCGAGCGCTTCAACGCAGAGATTGAGGGCATGTCGCAGACCATGCGCAAGCTCGATGACTCGCTCAACCCGACCGTCATGTCCGATGACTTCCAAGAGATTGAGGCCAAGGTTCGCACGCTCGACGCGGCCATCAAGAACGTCGACGATGACCTTGCTCGCACGGGCGAGGCCATGAAGGTCGACCCGACGAACGTCACCGTCGCGGCGCGTCATTTCAGCGACCTGAACCAGAAGGTAGCGCTCTCGCAGGAGAAGACCGAGCTGCTTCAGCGCCAGATGGACATGCTCAACGCGAGCGGCGCTACCGAGGCAGCTAAGGGCCATCAAGACCTCTCGAAGTGGATTGAGGAATCCGCCGAGGCTGCTCGCGTCGCGAAGAAAGACCTCAACGAGCAGCGTGCTACGGTCATGAACCTCGAAGACGAGATTAAGAACCTTCAGCAGTACATCGCAAACATCGGTGGAGATACGACCCTCGCTGCCTACAGCGACCATGTCGCCAGTTGGCAGAAGAAGACCCAGCAGCTCAATGGCGAGATGCAGAAGCTCAAGGAGGCTGAGGATGGGGTCGTAGCAGCTCAGGCGAAGCTCGGCGAGGCGCA